CGCGAAGTAAATGAACTTATTCAGGCAGAAGATAAAAAAATTACAATATCTGCGGGGGATGTTACGACAAAACCTACGACAAAAGATAAGGTTCTTATTTCAAGTATTGTACATAATATTATTCGCGTCCTTACTAAAACATCAGGCGGAACCGATATTTCTTACACCCTTTATTTAAGAACATGAAAACTATAAAATTAGGGGAAATAGGAGATTATTCAGAAGAGCAAGTAAACGCCTTATTGTCTGTTGTTATTTTGACCGCTGATCGCATAGTTAAAGAAGGTTCGCCAGTAGATACAGGAAGGCTTGCTGTTTCTTGGCAGATTGGAGAAAACGCAGAAAGCGGCGCACCCGCCGCAGAAGGCAAATATGGAGCTAAAGGGTTGGGAACTGTAGTGAGACCGCCAAAAACTTTGAATTATCAATTAGGAAAAGAAAATTTTAGAAAAAAATATAATTTACATAATAATGTTCCATATGCTGAACCTGTTATGTTTGGAACAAGTTTGCCGCCATCTTGGGGCGGTACATATAGGAGCAAACAAGGTTTGAAAGCAAAACATCTTGATCTATTGGCAAAAGAAATCGCGGCTGAAGTCGATGATTTATACAGACAAATAAGGGGAAAATAATGGCCGCTATTGATTTAAATACAGTAAGAGCAACAATTGAAGCTAGAGTTGCGACAGAGCTTGCCAGTAGTCCCGCAATTTCTGTTGTCTTTCATAATATGTCGTTTGATAGTAGCGCAGTAACAACCTTTGTACAATGCCTTACGACATTCGGCGAAAGTAATTATCTGACACTAGGAAATGCAAGCGGACAGAATCGTGTAAATGGAATTGTTGTTTTTAATATCTTCACACCGCAGGGAATAGGTTCAGGCGATAACTACACAATCGGCAAAAGGTTGCGGGATTTATACAATCGAATTACAGTTTCTAATGTGATCTTCGATGCCCCGATTGGGCCGGAGGTCGTAGATAATCCAAATCCAGAAGGTCAGTTTCAAACGCAACTGCGAATGACCTTTGAAATTTTTGAGGAACTTTAATTATGCCAAAATTAGTAATTACAGAAAAAATGCTTGATGCTATTGAAGCTGTAAAAGGACGCCGTGACCCTGCATATTGGGATGGACGTTGCAGGCGATATATGGAAAAGCAAGAAAAATTAAAAAAAGATGTAAAAAAGTCAGATAAGAGTTAATATATTTATAAATAATTCTTTTTTTTGTTATGGCTGCGATTAAGGGCGATGTTGGCAAAATAATGTTTGAAAATGCTGGCGGTACTGAAGCCGACATTTCAGGCGTTAGAAGTTGGTCTTTATCTATTACTAAGGACACAATGGAGACAACAGTAAATGGTGACACTTCAAAAACATTTATCGGTGGTTTGATTTCTGGCGAAGGTTCAGCAGAACTTATTTATGACCCTTCTGGTAACTCAGATTATCAAGCTTTTATTGACGATGTTTTAGTTACAGGCGATGCGGGCGATGCTTTGTTTGAACTGTTTCCTGATTCAAACACTTCAGCCAAAAAAATTAGTTTTGCGGGAATTATTACTTCGGCAGAATATGGCGCGACACTTGGCGAAGTTCAAGTTATAAATGTCAGCTTTATAACTAATGGTGCAATAACTAGCGCTATCTGATACATTGAGTTTATTAGTCAACTAATTAACCAATGCCAAACAAAAGAACGATTGATTTACTTGTTGAAAGTTTTGATCTTTCAGTAAGAAGAAAATACGAAATAAAAAACGCAAACGGCGATGTTGTTACAACTTTATATTTTCCCCCAATAACAAGGGCTGACAGAAAAAAAGCGCAGGCAAGAGCTAATACAACAGATGGTCTTGAAATATCAACTCAGATGCTTTGTCAAATAGCAGAAAAAGAAGATGGCACAAAACATTTTGCACCCGCTGATGCAATAAATTTACAACGTGAAATTCCTGAAAAAATATTAAATGAAATTGAATTGTTCATGTTTGATCTTACTAACGATGAAACAGTAGACGAAGCAAAAAAAGATTAAAGGGCGATAATTGGCTATATTTTGAATTTTTCTTATCGTCCGAACTTGGAAAAACTATCAACGAATTAAGGGCGTCAATGACGGATACCGAGCTTATGTATTGGGCTGCATACTATGAAGTAAAAAATGAAAAAGAAAAGCAAGCAATGGATCGCGTAAGACGAAAATAGGTGTACACTAAAATAAAGGTTTTTTGTTGTCTTGGCTCAAGCTAATGTAAAAATTGCTGTTGACGCTACGAGCGCTGTTAATAAACTTCGGCAAGTTAATACAGTTTCAAAAAGATTAAGTTCAACAACCGATAAACTTGAACAAAGTGTACGAAGAAATAATAAAAGATTAAGAGAAACAGGCGCGGCGGCAAGAACAGCAAGCGCGGGCGTCAATAGATTAGGGGCGGCAGTAAGAAAACTTCTAATTGGTTTTTCTTTATTTAAAACAGCTAATTTTGTTATTTTTAATACGCAACAAATAGAAAGTCAAAGAAAAAGCCTTGAAGTTCTTACAGGTTCGCTTAAAGATACAAATGAAATTATTGCAGAAATTCAGGCTTTTGGTGCTGTAACTCCCTTTAAAAGTTCTGATCTAATAGAAACAACAAAACGATTAAAAGCGTTTGGATTTGAAACAGAAGAACTTGTTGACGTTACAAAAAGGCTTGCTGATGTTGCGGGCGCGACAGGAGCCGATCTTGGCGGTATTGCAACAGCTTTTGGACAAATACAGGCCAAGGGTAGATTACAAGGGGAAGAATTACTACAGCTACAGGAAAGAGGTGTAAGCCTACAAGACGAATTGCAAAAAATGTATGGCTTTACAGCGGATGAATTTAGAAAGGCGTTAGAAGGCGGCAGAATAAGCGCTGACGCTGTTAATTTAGCTCTCCAACGAATAACAGATGCGGGTGGTAAATATGCAGACGGCGCTATTGCTCAAAGTGGTACTTTAGCGGGTAAATTTAGCACTCTTGTTGATGGTGTTGAAACTTTGGCGCGAACCTTTGGAGAAGTTCTCGATCCTGTTTTGAAAGCTGTTTTAGAAAATACTATTACTGTTATTAACACAATAAATAAAGCACTAAATATTGCAAAATTACAGTCTGGATTAGGTCTTAATAAAGCCGCAAGGAAAAGAATACAAGATCAAGCGCGTGATGAAGCTATTGAGATAGTAAATCTTAGGAATATAGCAAACCCATTTAAACGAAACGAAGAATTTCAAAAAGTGTTTGCACAAAGACAACTTGATTTAACAAAGAAATTTGGATTCCAAACTGGACAATTGCAAGTTGAAATTGATGTTCCACAAACTCAAGATGTAACAGTACCAAAATTACTTAAACAAACAAAAACAGAAACAACTGAATTTAATAAGCAAGTACAACTTATTGAAAGAAAAAATGAATTATTAACAGCAAGGCTTGAAGGAAACGAAAAAGAAATAGAACAAAAACATAGGGAAATGGATTTGATTGCAGAAATCGGGATTTTTGAGGCCGCAGAAATTTTTAAATTACAGGATAAAACAAGAAAATTAGAAGAACAAAATAGGATTCTTGATCGACAAAAAGAATTGTTTACACAAATTGGAGATAATATTGCAACAGGTATTACTGATGCTTTAGTTGGTGCTATTGAAGGAACAAGAACACTTGGCGAAGCGGCGCGTTCTATTGTGAATAATCTTGCAAGTGATCTTTTAAGACTTGGGGTAAATACTTTGTTAAGAAATACAGGAATCGGATTGTTTGCAAATTTGCCGGGTCTTGCAAATGGTGGTTCCGCACAGGCAGGCCGTAGTTATTTAGTCGGGGAGCGAGGGCCGGAGATTTTTACACCTAAGTCAAGCGGCACAGTTATTCCCAATAATCAAATCGGCGGCGCAGGCGGTGGCATTGTCAATAATATAAATGTAAATGTCTCGGCTGAAGGTATGCAATCAAATGCAAATGAAAATCGCGGAAAAGAACTTGGCTTTGCTCTTGCTTCGGCGATACAATCAGAACTAATAAAACAAAAAAGGCCGGGGGGTTTACTAGCAACTTAAAATGGCAACTTTTCCAAGCGTCACACCTACTTATCAGGGTTTTTCAAAAAAATCTGCGCCCGCTGTTCGCACAGTAAGGTTTGCAGATGGATTTGAACAACGAATATTTTTTGGATTGGCAAGCAATCAAAACCCGAAAGTCTATAATGTTAATTTTGAATTAAGCGAAACAGAATCAGATGTTGTTGAAGCATTTCTTGATAGCCGCGCAAACGATCAAGAAAGTTTTACATTTACACCGCCCGGCGAAGGCTTCACAAAGACAGGAACATATTCACAATCAGGAACAACAGTAACAATTACAATTGCAAATCATGGTGTTGCAATCGGCGATGTTTTAACAATCGACTATACATCGGGTTCTGCAACCGATGGTTCTTTTACAGTTGCAACAGCGGTTGACGCAAATACATTTACAGTTACAGCGGCTACTAGCGCAACAAACAGTGGCAATGTTTCAATCACTCTTTCAGGTGCAAAATTATTTGTTTGCGAAACTTGGTCAAAATCAATTCCATATAACAACAGGGCGTCAATCAGCGCTACATTCAGGCAAGTATTTGAAGCATGAGTACAGATAAAATTGTAAGTGAATTACAGAATGTCAACCCGTCAGCGGTAATTGAACTCTTTACTTTGACACTTGATAATTCATTACACGGTGCTACAACAACTTATCGTTTTCATGCGGGAACAAGTTTAAAAGATAACGGCGAAATAATTTGGCAGGGTAATTCATATACTAGATTTCCTGTTCAGGCTGAAGGCTTTCAATATGGAAAAGGCCAACTTCCACGCCCAACCCTTACTTTTTCAAATGCAATTGGAACTATTTCAGCAATACTTCTTACGGTAAATGAAATTACCACGGGAAACGATTTAACAGGAAGTACTGTAAAAAGAATAAGAACACAGGCAAGATTTCTTGATGCTGTTAATTTTCCAAGCAATGTAAACCCATACGGAACACCAGACAACACAGCGGAATTTCCGCAAGAAATATATATTGTTGATAGAAAATCGGCAGAGAATAGAACTGTAGTTTCTTTTGAACTTGCGGCTGTTTTTGACATGGCGGGGGTTCGAGCGCCAAAACGTCAATGCACACGCAAAGAATTTCCTAGTATTGGATTAATTTCAGGATGATTTGGAAAGATGACGCATTGCTTCATGCCAAGGAACAAGACCCGAAAGAATCTTGTGGTCTTTTATTGAATATTCGCGGAAAAGAAAAGTACTTTCCTTGTCAAAATTTAGCAATAACTTCTCATCAATGTTTTATAATAAATCCAGAAGATTTTGTTGCGGCAGATTCTCTTGGAGAAATAATCGGTATAGTACATTCACATCCGACAACACCGCCTGTTGCTTCAGAAGCCGATAAAATAAGTTGTGAGCAATCAAACTTGCCTTGGTATATTGTTAACCCTAAAACGGAAACTTGGGGCAAATATGTCCCTTCAGGGTATAAACCAGATATGATCGGGTTGCCTTGGGTTTGGGGTGTTTCAGATTGTTGGTCACTTTTTCGCAGATATTACAAAGAAAAATTAAATATAGAGCTTAGAGATTGGGAGAGGCCAACGACACCTGAAGATTTTCAAAATGACCCAATGTTTGAAAGATGCGCGAAAGATGCAGGTTTTGTTGAATTAGAAAAAAATGAAAAATTACAAAATAATGATGCTTTGTTAATGTCTATCGGCGGTGTCGGTTTAAATCATGTAGCTATTTTTGTAAATGGTGATGTAATACATCATTTAAGAGATAGACTATCTTGTAAAGAACCTTACAACCCATGGTTGTTAAAATGCACAGGAATGAGGTTACGTTATGCTTCGTAAAATAAAATTATATGGAGAATTGGCAAAACAAGTCGGTCATAAAGAGTTTGAAGACATAAATGTTTCTAATGTTGCGCAGGCTGTAAGTTTTTTAATAAATAATTTTCCGCAATTAGAAAATCATATGGCAAATAGATATTATAAGGTCATTGCAAATGATGACGAAATTGGCAAAGATGAGCTTCACAATCCTATTGGTAAATCAGATATTTCTTTTGTACCTGTTATTTCAGGTTCGGGTGGTAATGCGGGGAAAATACTTCTTGGAGTGGCCTTAATTGGTTTATCATTTACGCCAATTGGTGCGGGGCTTTTTGCAGGCGGTTCAGGTGCGGGATTATTAGGCGGAGGCGGTTTAATGGGTGCAACAGGTATATATGCGGCAGGCGCTTATGGTTCGGCGGCGCTCGGTCTTATTGGTACAAGTTTAGTTCTCAGCGGTGTAAGTGGGATGTTATTTCCTGTACCAAAACAACCTGAATTTTCTAGTGAAGGAGACCCAAGAATCTCATTTAGTTTTTCAGGAACGCAACAGACAAGCCGGGCCGGTACGCCCGTCCCAATTGTATATGGAGAAATCTTCACCGGCTCAGTTGTGATTTCTGGCGGTATTGATACGGAGCAAGTTCAGGCATGACCGATAAAAAAAGAATTATTCGCGGTTCAGGTGGCGGAGGTTCGCCGCCGCCCCCAAGACAACCGACAAGAACCCCTGATACGCTTCACAGTAAGCAATTTGCAACTTTTCTTGATCTTATATCAGAAGGAGAGATTGAAGGCTCTGCAACCGCTTCAAAAGAAGGAATAACAGATCGTTCTTCATTGACATATACAAACGCATATTTAAAAGACGTTTTTCTCAACGATACCCCTGTTTTAAAAGCATCTGCAAGATCAGACTTTCCCGCGGGTAAAGATTTTAATTTTCAAAATGTTGATTTTCAGGCACGTTTTGGAACTGCAAATCAAACAAAAATTCGTGGTATTGAAAGTTCTTCTTCAATAACACCTGTTGGGGTAACTGTTACAGCATCTTCGCCAGTAACAAGACAAATTACAAATACAAATGTTGATCGAATAAAAGTAACTGTAAATTTTCCGCAGATACAAAAAGCAACAACAGAAGGTGATCTTTTAGGTTCAACCGTTCAATTAAAAGTTGCCGTTCAATATAACTCAGGAGGTTTTACAGATGTTATTACAGATACAATCACAGGAAGGACGGCTGACGCATATCAAAAAGATTATTCTGTAACAATTACAGGTTCTTTTCCTGTTGATATAAGAGTTATAAGAGTTACAGAAGATTCAACAGATACTTCTTTAATTGATGAATTTCAATTTGCTAGTTTTGCAGAAATAATTGATGATGCAAACACTTACCCAAACTCAGCATATAACGCAATTAGACTTGATTCTCAACAGTTCAGTTCTATTCCTCGCCGTAAATTCCGTATCCGTGGTATTAAAGTAAGGATTCCGGGGGCCGGTGCTTCTAGTTCAGGAACGCCAACTGTCGATCTTGCTACTGGCCGGATTGTGTACCCAGACGGATATATTTTTAATGGCGTTATGGGCGCTGCGGTTTGGTGTTCTTGCCCTTCGATGATTTTGCTTGACCTTTTGACAACTGAGAGGTACGGATTCGGAACACATATTGCAGATGCAAACCTTGATTTATTTTCTTTTGTAACAGCATCAAAATTTGCAAACACTCTTGTTGATGATGGTTTCGGCGGACAGGAGGCTCGCTTCTCATGTAATGTAAATATTCAATCTTCTAGCTCCGCATTTGATTTGATAAATGAACTTGCGGGCGTAATGCGTTGTATGCCGATATGGTCAACTGGCTCTATATTATTGGCTCAAGATTCCCCAAAGGATTCTTCTTTCGTTTTTTCACTCGCAAATATTTCAAGTGATGGTTTTAATTATTCAGGCTCAAGTCTAAAGCAAAGACATTCAGTAATATCGGTTAGTTATTACAATATGGATTCGCAAGATATAGATTATGAAGTTTTTGAAAATACTACATTATCAGCAAAGATTGGAACTGTTGTAAAACAGGTAAAAGGTTTCGCGTGTACATCGCGGGGTCAAGCGCTCAGATTGGCAAAGGCAATCGCGTTTTCGGAAGCAAATGAATCTGAGCTAGT